ATGCTGGAGTAACAGTAAACTCAACACCAGGATTAAAACTAAGAACACAATGGTCAACTGCAACTCTTTTCAAGAGAGCAACAAACACTTGGGTTGTTTACGGCGATCTAACAGCGTAATAAGGGGATAAAGTAAATGGCTAAAAAGACTGGTAAACGTTCAGCTGCTTCAAATGACTTTTTAGAGCCATTGGCACCAACAAGCGTATCTGCTACAAATGTTGGAACAGGCAGAGCGTTTAATAATGGAGCAGCGACAGTTACATTTTCTTTGCCTGCACTATCCCCTGCTGCTACATCGTTTACTGTAACTTCATCTCCTGGAGAATATACTGGAACTGGGTCATCTTCTCCAATTACAGTCACAGGTTTGCAATCTAACACGGCTTACACGTTTACTGCAACAGCGACTAATGCTGCTGGAACATCTCAAGCATCTACAGCCTCATCTTCTATTACTGCAACAACAGTTCCTGCAACAATGTCTGCCCCAACTCCAACTGCTGGAGTTAACCAAAACTCTATTGCTTTCTCAGCACCAGCAACTGGTGGCAGCACCATTACTGGCTTTACCGTAACAGGATCTGACGGTACTTCTGGAACAGGCGCTACCTCCCCAATTACTATTGCAGACACCGCTGGCACTGCTCAGACATATACAGTTACCGCAACAAATGCTAACGGAACAAGCATTGCTTCTGCTGCATCTGGATCTATTACTACGTTATCCCCATTCTTCCCACCTTTCTTCCCGCCATTCTTTCCATTCTTCCCACCATTTTTCCCGCCGTTCTTCCCATTCTTCCCATTTTTCCCACCGTTCTTCCCACCATTCTTCCCGTTCTTCCCACCATTTTTCCCACCGTTCTTCCCACCATTTTTCCCGTTCTTCCCACCATTTTTCCCGTTCTTCCCACCATTTTTCCCACCGTTCTTCCCACCATACTTCCCACCTGCTTGTTCAGGCCGATATAGCGGATGCGGCAGTGGTTGTTGTGCACCATATGCTTGTCAGTACTTCTGTTGCTACGGGTATTGCGACTATGCTTGTGATGGCGCCAACCTAAGTTGTTAATAAAAATATATACAAAATAATACTACTATGGTATACTTTATTTATAATAAAAAAGAGAGGTTATAATTATGTCTATAGATTTTAATGGTTCACTTAATTTAAACGGAGATATTAATTTGCTGAATCTCCCCGTTGATGGTCGTATTAAATTAGCATTTATAATTAATGAGGTAGTAGAAAGAATAATGGTAGTAAAATCTCCATTACCAGAAATTGTAGCAAGCTCATACACATTTACAGATAAGACAGAACAAAAAAGAATAGAAAATAATAATAATAATTTTTATTTTGAACTTGCATCAGATAGTGAAGAAGTTCTTCCAATATCTAGTGATGAAAGTATGTGGGCATTAATGTCGTCATGCCCCCTAGGAGTAGAAATTCCATCCGATCTAGATGTACAACTTGGGTGGACATATACTGCTGAAAATGGTTTTGTAAGTAATTAAATAGTTTTTATACAATTGATTGGGTTATAATAATGTCTGAAAAATCAGCATGGGAAATTTATAAAGAAAAAAATGCAGATATGCTTAAAGATATGGAAACATATAGAAAAGCAAAACCTTGGGATTTATTAAATCCTAAAACAGAATATGTAGACGAGTCAGTTTCAAAAGATAGATTTGACATTTGCAAGGCCTGCCCTGAACTAATTAAATTAACCTCTCAATGTAAAAAATGCGGATGTTTCATGAAGATAAAAACCACTATGGCTCATGCCACATGTCCTTTAAATAAGTGGTAGCTCCCGTTAAACTATTGCAATAAATAATACTTAAATGATATAATGGATACATAACATAAAGATAGGAATCTTATGGACGTTTATGACGAAAATAATAATCATTGGTTTACTAAAGACAGATCAGAAACTGATTTAAATAGAGTTGTTAGGTCTATACCTGGCAGCAATATTCCTATTAGCAATCCTGGATTAGGGTTAAATATATATCATAATGTTTTTTCTAACAATGACGCTTCTAGATATATAGAAACATTAGAATCAAATCTTACAGGTAATAAGAAATATAAGTGGTCCGAAGCACAAGTAACAAGCTCTACAGTTCCAATTAAAAAAGCAAGAGACGCTGTAGACTTTAAATACAAGCAAGAAAACCTTGGTCCCAAAGACGAACACAATAGAGAGCTAATTGACCTCCATGAAGAGATATATCAAAAGTTAAAAATGTGTATAGACGACTATGCTCATTATTGGGGCATAAATGTTGTATACTATGAAGCCTTTAATTTTGTAAAATATGAAGGCAAAGGAACTCATTTTAATATTCATGCTGACCATGGCCCTTCTTATAATTGCACCGTTTCTGCTGTTATTTATATTAATGATGATTACGAAGGCGGAGAAATAAAATTTCCAAGATTAAATAATTTTGTACATACTCCTAAAGTTGGAGACATAGCAATTTTTCCATCAAACTATATATATGAGCATGCATCCCTGCCTATGAAACAAGGAACAAAATATTGTGTTGTTATTATGACAGACATTAATGAATTGAGTCACTAATGAATAATTTGGCAATCTTTAGATCTTTCAGGCCTTGGTTGAATAAAGATAGCGTTTCTGTTCCAGTACCAACACAAAATGTTATTCCACAATGGTATAAAGATGCAGACAGATTTGCAAAAAATTCAATTAATAATGAATACTATAATGCACCAAAAGAAACTTGTCCTTTTCCAAAAGAAGGTACTATAGATGATTATGGAAAAATTCCTACATGGAAAGCATGTCCTGCAATCATGGATGCATTTTCAACTGGATATGTTTTTAAAACTCCTTGTGATTTAGTATTTTCTAAAAACGCACAAGGAAATATTAATGTAAAGATTGAGGACAAAAGGTATCAAGATTTTTGTACACAAAGACCTCCAATGCCACAGTTTGAGCACCCAAAAGGATTCTATCAGCATCATTTTGCCTGGAGTTCAGATTGGGGACTTGAGCTTCCAGAAGGTTACAGTGCGCTATTTATGACACCAATGAATAGGTTTGATTTACCATTTTTAAATACAACAGGGATTGTTGACTCAGACAAGGTTCATTTGCTTGGAAGCTTTCCATTCTTTATTGCAGAAGGTTGGGAAGGAACAATTCCAGCAGGCACTCCATACCTACAAGTCTTACCATTTAAAAGAGAAAACTGGAAAAGTGAAGTAGAGATATTAGGACAGGCTGAGATTTATGATAAAATGTTTAACAACATGAAATTTTATAGACAGCCTGATGGCGGGGTATATAAAAATAAAGTTTGGTCAAGACGAGAATACAAATAAGGAGAATAAAATGGAAACATGGACAAAAAAAGTAGACCTTGGTGATGGAATCTTTTGTTACAAGGGTGTAATTAAAAAAGAAATTGATGTAATAAAAAGACTTGAAGATAATCTTAAGCCAGAAGGAGATACTACTGGGTACAGCTGGCAGCCTGCATATGTAGGTTACAAGCAACTAATGCCAGACTATAGAGATTGTAATGATTTTAAGTTTAAGAAAACAGATATAGAAAATGATAAAAGTCAAGTCAGCCTAAACCTTCAATCACTTTGGCAAGATCTTTATAATGTAAAATCACCAGCAGTAGAAGATTATTGCAGAATGTATAATATTCATAATTTAAAATATTGGGAAGCTTTTAATTTTATCAAGTATGGCCAAGGTCAACACTTTATGGAACACCACGATCATGGATTTTCTTATAACTGCACAGTCTCTTTAGTTTCATATCCAAATGATGACTATGAGGGCGGAGAGCTTTTCTTTAGACTGCAAAATTTAAAAGTTAAGGCAGAAGCTGGAGACTTGTTTATTTTTCCATCAAACTTTATGTATCCACATCAAGCAATGCCAGTAACTTCTGGAACTAAGTATTCTATTGTAACAATGCTTGATTATAGTAAAAAGTTTCATACTCCAGAAATGTATAGTGCAGAGGCAGATTAATGTTTAATATCTCAGTTGAAAAAACACAGGGGGCTTTGTTTGATATTCAGCCCATGTCAATTAAAAGGGATTGGATGGATGTAACATCAGAAGGTCATGCCTATAGATGTTTTCCAGTCACCCAATCAAATGTAATTGGCTGGAGCCTTTCCTGTGTAAAAGATATTGAGTTTATTTGGGATGGAGTTAATGATCAAACTCCAGATCATATTGAAATATTTAGTCCAGAGGGGTCTTATTCTGGAAGAGGTCAATCCTCTGTAAGCTTAAATACTGGTTTGGTTTTTAGAACAGACAAAGACGTAAGTATTTTTACTATTAATCCAGTAAATTATTTTAGTGATGAGTTTGAAACAATGTCTTCTCTGATTAGTACCTCCTTTTATGACAATCCTTTGCCTTTAGCTATTAAAGCAAAAGTTGCAAATAAAAGAGTAGTTATTAAGGCAGGAACCCCAGTTGCTACAATTATTCCTATATCTCTGTCAAATTTAAACGGTACAAATATTGAAATTGTTAAATACCAAGATAATGATAGAAAAAGACTAGAGGCAAACATGTCCTATGGGTCTGCTGCACAAGAAATAAACTCTGCTGGTAAATGGACAGATTGGTATAGAGATGCCGTAAATGAAAAAAGAGAAACCCAGGGATCTCATGAGGTAAAAACATTAAAACTAAGCGTAACAGATAATACGAAGGGTGATATAATATAAATATGGAACAAAATAAAGACTCATACACAGTAGTTAAAAGAACACCTTCTATAACCCCATCTGGCTGGTTTGGGGATAGCAAAGACATGATTGTTGAGCTAGAAAATTTTATGACCGAAGAAGAGATAGAGTTTTTAGAAAAATCTGCCAAATCTTTAACAATTTGGGATGTAACCGAAAGCCATGTAAATGAAAATGGAACTGTTACCTATGATTCAGATTATTGGAAGGATAGAGTTGCAACTCAGCCAACCTTAGACAAGAATGATCCTAAAATATCACCAATAGTTGCTGGCCTATTTCAAAGATTAAAACCAATTGTAGAAGAGTTTTATAAAGTAGAAGTTCACCCAACTGGAACAACCATTGTTAAGTGGCTTCCTGGACAATTTCAAAAACCTCATGCAGATAAAGAATTACATGAAGGCCCAGATGCTGGAACTCCAAACGATTTTCCCAACTATGATCTTTCTAGTTTGTTTTATTTAAATGACGACTACGAAGGTGGAGAACTATACTTCCCACTACAAGGTGTGCAGTTTAAACCTAAAAAAGGTGCTGCTTACTTTTTCCCAGGGGATAAAAATTATATTCATGGAGTTACTGAGATTAAGAGTGGCATAAGATTTACATGTCCATTTTTTTGGGAGATTAAAAAACATACGGGGGAGAGACAACCATGACAGAGCCAGCGCTTAACCCAATAGAAATATATCCACAAATATTTGTTTATAAAAATATGTTTAAGGATATAACAAAGACGCACTCCGAGTTAAAAAATTCTTCAGGTCACGAAGACGAACTGCTAAATGAGTGGACAAAATGGTCTGACTTTGGAGAGTATTTAAACCCTACATTTAAAGATCATCCACACGGATTTAGCACAGAGTATTTGCAGCAGATAGAAACTAAAACAGATAAACAGGAAGTTCAAAAACTTGCACTTCTAGAATTATTTAATAACTTTTATGCAGTAACAAAAGACTACGCTATTAAAAATAATATAGATCTTGATCAAGATAAAGAGATAACAAATCATTATGGAGAACAGGTAAAAGAGTGGAACAGGTCTGGACCATCTATAGCAAGATATAGAACAGACATTGTAGACCCAATAGCCATGACATATCATTCTGACTATATACGCCAACCAATTGTTAGCCCAGGGTACAAGTTTGTAATAACTGCTCTAGTGTATTTTAATGATGACTATGATGGTGGAGAGATTGACTTTATTGTTGATGGAGAAGCCTATAAGTATAAGCCAGAAGCAGGAGACTTTTTAGTATTTCCATCAGGTCATCCAGACATACTAACAAAGAACGGCTCAGTCTATATTCACGGAGTTATGCCAGCAAAAAAGACAAGTAAATACCTATCCAGAATGTATTGGATGAAGTATTCTCTTGGAGATGATGAATGGTTTGAAAAAGAGAAAGAATTTGGAAAAGATGTTTGGGAATCAATGCAGCCAGATATAATGCAAAAGTTTAGAGATGAACATCCCAATAAAATTAATGCAGACAAAGAAAGAAGGATAAAATGAATCTAAACAATAAAAAAAGAATTACAAAGGACATAGTTATTTATGAAAACTTTGTTACTGATGAAGAGTGCCAAAAAATGGTTCAAGCACTTGATGCTCAAGCAGAGGGTGGAAAGTTATCATGGATGCCTATCTCATTTTATGAGTCATACTCTTCTGTACTTCCACAAGACAATGACCAAGAAGTTCTTGACGTTGGACTATCTCCAACTATTTTTTCAGATATTGAAAAGATGATGCCAGAAGCAATTGCTTCCGTACACGACTTAGATCCAAAGGTAATATCAAAAATTGGATACCATACACAAAAGTGGGAGCCAGGAGCATACGCAAGAATTCACTCTGACAATACAGATGAGCATGGAAAATCTGGGGCATTTAC